GGGGTGAACAGGCTGGCTGTAGTGTCGTGGACAGCATCCAAAACACGACCGCACCTGGGCTCAGGGTGGTGATTCGAAAAGAATTGGACTTTCTTCTCGGTCACCCTGTGGGTACGGAGGCGTCTGGAAACCCGACTGGTGATGGACTAACACTCGAGCAACCAGTGCGTTCTGCACTGAGGGCTCTTGTGTCGGACACTCATTTAGGATTTGGTATTGCAACCGCGGATTCCTTCTACAAGAAATTGGAGGAGGAGATCGTTGGACGCTACCTGCACTTCGAACGGCAGTTCGAGAGGGTGTTTGAGGTGTACAGCTTCATCTACTCTTCATATGGGCACAAGTTCGTGATGACCGACGAGGATTACTTCCTCTGGTTGGAAATCGCGTTGTGCGGACATCTGGAGACGTACTTGAAGTGGCGCACCGGACACATTCTCGCTGCGGTCTGGGAGCAGCAGGAGCTTCCTGCAATACCAAAAGCGCTGGAAAACTTCGTGAACGTTGTCCCCAAATGGGGTCTGGTGTCTGGTGATGAAGGCTACTTTCGCAACATCATTCGTTCGCCGTGTAAGACTCAAAAGTGTCGGCGGTTCGTCTACTCCCTTTACCAAGGGAAGGCAGGCGCACTACCGGTACCAGAGAGTTTCATCGCGGCGAAGGTTTGTGATGCGATGGAAGCCATCACCACCGAACCAGAGGATGTGGAGGCTATCGGTGTACTCGGTCGTATTGTTACGAAAGAGGACATCCGGGAGCAACTCATCCGCACCGTTCGTGAAGTTTATGGACGTTCGAAAAGGAAGTCAGAGAGGAAGACTCCGCATGCCCTCAAGGCTGCAAGTTCCAAATCCTGTATTCAGTCCAGCAGATCTCAGGGAGGCGCTCAAGAGCACCTGACTGAACTGATGGAACCTTCCGATTATCTAGCAATCCCCCAACTCGTTGGCTGGGCGAAGTATCATGAGAACGTTGTTCCCGTGTACTCCGCCTTCACGTCCGAGATTTGGATGGATTTGGTAGAAAGATCGAGGAGGCTTAGCTGGAAAGAGGAGATGGACGCGCAACCGGTAGGTCTTGCGGAACCTTTCAAGGTACGGGTGATAACGAGGGGTCCTGCCCACCATTACCACCTGTCCCGTCGCTGGCAACCTGAGATGTGGAGGCCGTTAGCCGACCATCCTACCTTCGAGTTAACCGGGGCTCCCATGAGTCCGGCGATCATGCGCAGATTTCTTTCGAACTGCGACACGACCGACGGGCGCATGTTTACCTCGGGGGACTACGCTTCAGCGACAGACCATCTGGACAGCGACCTTTCGGAAGCATGCCTAGATGAAATCTGCAACTGTCTCGCAGTCCCATTCGAAGATAGGGTGGTTCTCCGTGATTCGCTCACGAGACATCATATCCTGTACAAAACGCAAGACGGTTCTGCGCGTCGTTGTTCGCAAAAGAAGGGTCAACTCATGGGCTCGCCTGTGAGTTTTCCTATTCTCTGTCTGTTCAACGCCGCGTTGACCCGCTTCGCACTGGAACTGGCTCAACCAGTTCCAGTAAAGTACTGGCTTGATGATCTCCCGATGCTTATCAACGGGGACGACCTCCTCTGTCGAACGTCCGACCTGGAGTACCTCGTGTGGAAAGACATCGTCAAGTTCGGTGGCCTGACTCCCTCAATCGGAAAGAATTTTCGCCACAGAAGCATCTGCACGATCAACTCTGAGATGTGGACTGTTCGAGTCCTACATCACAATGTTGAGCGCTATGATGAAACTGTGGTTGATTTCTTCTACGGTGAGAGAGACCAGATCATAGAACTTGGCCTTGCAAGAGGTTCGATAAAGAACGGAGCCAATCTGTCGAAAGACGATCGGAGTCCCTTCTCGAACCCAACCACTTGGGGTACTTCGAAGGAGGTCTGTTGGCGGAAGTTTCTAAACTCATGCCCGGACCAGATTGTTGCATATGACTTCCTCTTTGGGGCCGTCGGACGAGAAATCGTCTCGGCGCTCCCTCGGGGGATGCCACTATGTCAACCTTGCTGGCTCGGAGGCTCGGGTTTTCCTCTTCCTCCAACAGACCATCCTCTCAGGTCTCAGCGGGAACCCTCCCGGTTTCAGAGATTGATGGCTTCTTACCTCAATGATACGTATGGTTACGGTCTCGGACAGAAGTACCTAATGCACCTGAACGACACTACCCTTCCCGCCTCTGTCGAGGCCGAGTTGGATATTGACGGTCAACTGCGTCGGGCGCTCGGTGTGCCGAAACCCCATCCGTCCATCGAGGTGGAACAGAAGTCCAAACTCACTCCGCTTCCCCCCTGGATGTTCCATCCGATTGGTGTGCTAGCCAATCAGTGTGGAGACAGACCAGAGGGTCGTGCGGGTAAACTTTGGACGCTGATCCAGCATCGCTCAATGAAACACGGGAGAGCTCCTCTTCCTGTGAGTGAATTCCGTGACGTGCCCCCCCCTCTACATCGCGAACAGTATGTCTTCGAAGAAGTCGTCGGCAAGG